ACCCTGATCTTGTGCTGCGTCCTATCAGCATCAAGCACGGTGACCGTGTCCCCGTCGGCCACGCCAACCACTCTGCCCGTGATGGTCTCCGCGCTGGCACTCCACGCCGCCAGGGCGATCAACGTCGCCCAGAAAAATCTCCTCGAAATCTCGCTCTCCCTATCTGATGCACGCTGAAACGGGATACCCCGACCGCCCTGTGTGCATATTCTTCGTAACGGTCTGACAACTTTACTGGCTACCGAAATGACCGTCGAACAAACACTCCCTGAATTGCTGTCACCGAGACAGCGCGCGCGGGAAGCCGCAGAGATCATTGCCGCAGCCATTGCCCGTCTGCATTCCACCCGCCCGCAAGACAGCGATATTCCACTTGGCTTCTCGCCACCCGAGCGCGTTCATACAAACCCCTCTACAGAAGGAGTTTGCAAATGAATGCACCACAAGTTGGCCCGTCTCTGGCGGCGCAAATTGCCAACCTTCCCAAACTGGCAATGAACGATCTTTGGGCAATTTGGGACAAGTACTTCCCCCACCGTCCGCCCCACCACAACCGGGCCTACGTCGAAGGCCGCGTCGCCTACAAGATTCAAGAGGAAGCTCTGGGTGCCAAGCTGCTCGTACAGACGCAGATGGCGCGGATCGGCGAAGCCCAATCCGCCATCAAAACTCAGCGCGGCGTTGACGTGCAGGTAGTACCCGGCACGGTGCTGGTGCGCGAGTTCGACAACCGCGAGCACCGCGTTACCGCGCAGGCCGATGGCTCTTTTGAATATGAAGGCCGCCGTTTCAAGAGCCTGTCCGGGGTCGCCCGCCACATCACCGGCACCCAGTGGTCGGGGCCGCTCTTTTTCGGGATTACCAAGAACAAGCCGAAGCGAGGTGACAAATGAACGCCGTTGTGACCAAAAAACGCTGTGCCGTCTACACCCGCGTCTCGACGGACGAACGCCTTGACCAGTCCTTCAACTCCCTTGATGCCCAGCGCGAGGCGGGCCAAGCCTATATCGTGAGCCAGCGCGCTGAGGGCTGGCTGCCGGTCGGTGACGATTACGACGATGGTGGTTACTCCGGCGGCAACATGGAGCGCCCGGCGCTGAAACGCCTGATGGCCGACATCATGGCCGACCAGATCGATATTGGGGTGGTCTACAAGATCGACCGCTTGACGCGCAGCCTGACTGATTTTGCCAAGCTGGTGGACATTTTCGAGCGCCACAAGGTGTCGTTTGTGTCGGTCACGCAGCAGTTCAACACCACCACGTCGATGGGCAGGCTGATGCTCAACATCCTACTGTCCTTCGCGCAATTCGAGCGCGAGGTCACCGGCGAGCGCATCCGCGACAAAATCGCCGCCAGCAAGCGCAAGGGACTGTGGATGGGTGGTGACACGCCGTTGGGCTATGAGATCAAAGACCGCAGGCTTGTCATCGTAGAGAAAGATGCCGAGATCATCCGGCGCATTTTCACTCGATTCACCGAGACCCGCTGCATCGTCGACATCATCCGCGAGATGGCCCTGGAGGGGATCACGACCAAACCCAACCGCCTCAAGGACGGTAGTGTGCGCAATGGCACGCCGATGGACAAAAAGTATCTCTCCAAGTTGCTGCGCAATCCGATCTATGTGGGCGAAATTCGCCACAAGGGGGCGGTGTATGCCGGACAGCACGAACCGATCATCACCCGTCAGTTGTGGGATCGGGTGCAGGCGATTCTGGGCGAGGATGCCCATCAGCGTATGGGCAAGACGCAGACCCGGCACAAGACCGACGCGCTGCTACGCGGACTGATGTTCGGGCCGGATGGCGGCAAGTACCACATCACCTATAGCAAGAAGCCCTCCGGGAAGAAGTACCGTTACTACATCCCCAAGGCGGACAGCAGGTACGGTTACCGCAGCAGCGCCACCGGGATGATTCCCGCCGACCAGATCGAGGAAGTGGTCGTAAACCTGCTGGTCGGTGCACTTCAGTCGCCCGAAAGCATCCAGGGCGTCTGGAACACCGTGCGCCACAAGTACCCGGAGATCGACGAACCGACCACCGTTCTGGCGATGCGCCGCCTCGGCGATGTCTGGAAGCAACTGTTTCCTGCCGAGCAGGTACGGCTGGTCAACCTGCTGATCGAACGTGTCCAGCTCCTCTCGGACGGAGTTGACATCGTCTGGCGCGAATCCGGCTGGCAGGAACTGGCTGGTGAGCTGCGGCCGGACACCATTGGCGGTGAGATGTTGGAAATGGAGGTGGTGTGATGAATCGGTCTTCCAAAAAGCTCATTGGCGACGGCAAACCTCACGAACGCCGCCACCCGCTGGAGGGCGGCGGTGTACGGATCACCACCTTTGTTCCTTTCCACTTTAAGAAACGCGGCATCAAGAAGGTGATCGTCGGGCCGGAAGGCGTCAGCCAGCCGGTTGCCGTCACCGATACCCCGGTGCTTACCCCCGAGCAGGATCGTCCGCTGCTCAAGGCAATGGGGCGTGGCATTTACTGGCAGCAGTTGATCGACAACGGCACGGTGGCCAGCGGTACTGAGATTGCCGAACGCGAGGGCATACATCGCTCCACGGTCAACGATCTGTTGCGGCTGGCGCTTCTCGCCCCGGACATTGTGCAGGCAGCCTACGAAGGACGGCTTCCCCGGGCGGTATCTCTGGAAGCCATCCTGCGGGCCAAGGTGCCCTTGGACTGGAATGAGCAACGCCGGTTGATTGAGTCATTCGGCTAGCGAAGAGCCACGCAAAAAAATTTCCGCTACGCCAAAAGTAGCTGTTGCTACGCCGGATGTAGCGCCTTCCCCGATGAAGGCGTGAAACGGCGTCAACGGCCGGTACAGGACTGGCCACCGCTCACGCCTCCATCCCTAAACGGGAAAGGAGCATGGCAATGGCCTATTCAATGGCACTGTCCCCTGGCTTCGGTGGCAAACCGGGCCAGCATTCCGGCGTCGGCTTCAGTGCGACGCCCACCCCCCAACCGTCGGAACTGTCCGAGCGACGCTTCCTGAACGAAGTCGAGCTGGCCAATCGCTGGGGCATGTCCCCCAAGACGCTCACGCGCTGGCGCGGACTCGGTCGGGGCCCTGTCTTCAACAAGTTTTCGAAGAAGGTGGCCTATCCCTTGGACGGCGAGAACGGCGTGCTCGATTACGAGAAGCGCCATCTCTACGTCTCCACCTCTGAACGCGTGCCGGTTTGAGGGAGATGGCCATGAACGATCTGACCATCTTTCCCGCCGATCTGGCTGCCATGAGCACCACCCAACTGGTGGCGCTACCAATCGCCGATTTCGTCGATGCCGAACGCAATGTCGATGAAGCCGTCGCCTATCTCAAGCAGTTACGCAGCAAACTCGACGCCGCCAAGCTGCAGCGCTTTGGCGAGCTGGCGCGCGCTGCATTGCGTGAGTCTGGCCGCGACTTCGGCACTGCCCACATCAACGACGGCCCGCTACACGTCAAGTATGAGCTCCCCAAGAAAGCCAGCTGGAATCAGTCGCTACTGAAGGAGATGGCCGAACGTATCGTCGCCTCGGGCGACAAGGTCGAGGACTACATCGACATCAAGCTGTCGGTATCCGAATCCCGCTACACCAACTGGCCGACAGCATTGCAGGAGCAGTTCGCCGCTGCGCGCACGGTCGAGGAAGGCAAGCCGACCATCACCCTGACGCTCGAGGGAGGTGTGGCATGACTCTTCCCATTATCTCCGCGCAGCAGCGCATGGCCGAGCGTAAGGGCGTGAAATTGCTGATGCTGGGCAAATCCGGCATCGGCAAAACCACCCGGCTCAAAGATCTCGACCCCACCACCACGCTGTTCCTCGACATCGAGGCTGGTGATCTGGCTGTGGCCGACTGGGCGGGGGACACGATCCGCCCGGCGTCGTGGCCGGAGTCACGCGACTTCTTTGTATTCCTCGCGGGCCCGGACAAGTCGCTACCGCCTGAGAGTGCGTTCTCCCAGGCGCACTTCGATCACGTCGTCGAGAAGTACGGGGACCCTGCACAACTGGGCCGCTACCAGACCTTCTTCCTCGACTCGATCACGCAGCTGTCGCGCCAGTGCTTCGCGTGGTGCAAGACGCAGCCGGGCGCGGTCAGCGACCGCACCGGCAAGCCCGACATGCGTGGTGCCTACGGCCTGCTCGGCCAGGAAATGATCAGCGCCTTGACCCACCTGCAGCACGCACGCGGCAAGAACGTCGTGTTCGTGGCCATCCTCGACGAACGCCTCGATGACTACAACCGCAAGGTGTTCGTGCCGCAGATCGAAGGCAGCAAGACCAGCCTGGAGCTGCCCGGCATCGTCGATGAGGTCGTGACGCTGGCCGAGATCAAGGCCGAGGACGGCAGCGCCTACCGCGC